GGTTCGCATCTGCGGGTTACACTAGAGGTCTTGTAAATTCAATTAAAGCGAGAGTTAAATTAACTCAAGAAGACAGAGACACACTTTACCAAGGTAGAATTAACCCTATCGCAACTTTCTCTGATGTTGGTACGGTTATTTGGGGTAATAAAACATTACAAATTGCTGACACAGCACTTAACAGATTGAACGTAAGAAGATTATTACTTCAAGCTCGTAAATTAATTTCAGCGGTGGCAGTAAGATTATTGTTCGAACAAAACGACCAAGTTGTTAGACAACAATTCTTGGATAGTGTTAACCCTATCTTAGACTCAATTAGAAGAGACCGAGGTTTATACGATTTCCGTGTAACTGTATCATCTTCACCTGAGGATTTAGATAGAAATACTTTAACAGGTAAAATTTACTTGAAACCGACGAAAGCGTTAGAGTTTATAGACATTGAATTCTTTATCACTCCAACAGGAGCTTCGTTCGAGAATATTTAATAAAAACCATAAGTGGGGACACGTCCCCACTTTTTAGCCAATTATGAAAAGAAATACATTAAAAGAAGGAATTGACGATAAGGGTACACCTGATATGAAATATTATGCGTTTGATTGGGATGATAACATAGTTCATATGCCAACCAAAATTATGGTTAAAACTGAAAACGGTGATGAAATCGGTATGAGTACTGATGATTTTGCGGAATACAGACATCAATTAGATAAAGAACCTTTTGAGTATAATGGTGAGACTGTTGTTGGATATGGTGAAGAACCTTTTAAAAACTTTCAAACACCGGGAGATAAAAACTTTTTGATTGACTCAATGAGAGCAAAACTTGGACCAGCGTTTGACGACTTTAGAGAGGCGATTAACGGAGGTTCTATCTTTTCCATAATAACTGCTCGTGGACACAATCCTAATACCTTAAAACAAGCCGTTTATAATTACATTATCGAAGGGTTTAATGGTATTGATAAAGATGAGTTAATTAAAAATTTAAAAAAATATAGAAGTATTTCCGGAGATGATGAGATGAGTGACGATGAGTTAATCAAAACTTATTTAGATATGTCTAGATTCCATCCGGTTTCTTATAACGACCCTGAGGGGGCTGCAAATCCTGAGGAGGCAAAAGTTCGTGCGATGGATAAATTTGTGGACTATATTAAAGACATCTCTTCAAAAATAGATAAAAAGGCGTTCCTTAAAAAAGACGTAAGTAATAATTTTGTTCCGTCAAAACCAACAATTGGGTTTTCAGACGATGATGTTCGAAACGTGGAGGTTATGAAAAAACACTTCAAAGACAAAGAAGACAATATTGTAAAAACTTATTCAACAGCAGGAGGAATAAAAAAAGAATATTAACTAGTATTAAAGAACTAGTATTAAATAATTAAATAAAAAAACTAGTTAAATTAACTAGAATTAAATAAACTAGACTGGATTATAATGATAATAAATTAAATTCAGAAAGTCAATAAAAATATTTTCCATTTGGATATATTTATGATAATAAACAAAGAAAAACTAATTTAAAATAATATGGCTGATTTATTGATGAAAATGCCGATTCCTTACGAACCGAAAAGACAGAATCGATTCATACTAAGGTTTCCATCAAGCTTAGGGATTAACGAATGGTTTGTAGAAAGTACTGCGAGACCTAAAATTAAAATTGCTTCAACAGAGATTCAATTTTTAAATACCTCAACTTATGTTGCAGGTAGATTTAATTGGGATGAAATACCTGTTAAATTTAGAGACCCAATTGGACCGTCTGCGGCACAGGCTCTTATGGAGTGGGTTCGTTTACACGCTGAATCTGTTACAGGACGTATGGGATACGCCGCTGGTTATAAAAAAGACATAGACTTAGAAATGTTAGACCCAACAGGAGTTGTTGTTGAAAAATGGATTCTATACGGAACATTCTTAACTAGTGTTGATTTTGGTTCGTTAGGGTATAGTACTGATGGTCTTGCAGATATTAGTGTATCATTAAGAATGGACAGATGTGTGTTAGTTTACTAATAGTATTTATAAAAAATCAATATTAATTATATTTAACCGTAAAGACATAAACTTTACGGTTATTTTTTTATATGGAAAATCAAGAAATCGAATACGGACAACAAAATTTTACGTTACCACACGATGTAGTACCACTACCATCGGGAGGAATATTTTATAAAAACAAAAAGAAATCTATTAAGGTAGGATATCTAACAGCTAATGATGAAAACATTTTAATGGGGGGTGGAAATGATATGACCACAACACTATTGAGAAGTAAAATCTATGAACCGGACCTTAAGGTTGAGGATATGTTAGAAGGTGATGTTGAAGCCGTTTTAATATTTTTAAGAAACACTGGTTTTGGACCGGAAATTAATTTAAATTTAATCGACCCTTCAACAAAAAAACCATTTCAAACAACAGTTCCTTTAGATGAATTGAATGTTATTAATGGTCAAACACCAAATGAGGACGGAACATTTATTGCTCAATTACCTAAATCACAGGTAACAGTTAAATTAAGACCATTAACTTATGGGGAAGTTTTAGAAATAAGTAAGTTGGAAGAATCATATCCTAAAGGGAGAGTAGTTCCAAAAATTACTTGGAGATTACAAAAAGAGATTATAGAAGTAAATGGAACTACTGATAAAGCAGAAATAGCTAAATTTGTCGAACAAATGCCAATTTTGGATTCAAAATTCATAAGAAAATTTATGAATGATAATGAACCAAGATTAGATTTAAGTAGAGTTGTAATTACCCCATCAGGAGAAAAGATGACAGTTAATGTCGGATTTGGGGTTGACTTTTTTCGTCCTTTCTTCTGATTATAGAAAAGGACAGATAGATGAATTCTACTATTTGAACAAATTAATGAACATAACTTATCAAGATTTTCAAGCAATGCCACTATTTGTTAGGAAATATTTATTAGATAAGTGGATTGAAGATAACTCAAAGGACTGAAAACTCAGTCCTTTTGTATTTATAGTAATATATTATTTTAATTTATGGCAACAACACCTAATACTAATCCTAGTTCAACTCCAAGTACTACTCCAGATTTATCATTTGCACAGAAACTTGCAAAAGAGGCGACAGTTGATTGGCAAGTCTTAACAAAAGCTATTGAGAATAGTTACAGAACTTCTGTAGAGATTAATAAAACTTTTGGTCAAGGACAAGAACGATTATCCGAATTGATGGGTGCGGTATCTGATGCGGTGCCAAGAATTACTCGTTTAGGGGGTACTACTGCTGATGTTCAAAAAACAATGATTGAAATTGCCAATGCATCAAGACGTAATATTATTGCAAATACCGAAGATGTTGAAAAACTTTACGCAGCGGTGGAAGTTGTAGGTGGTTCAGCAGAAAGCTTAACTAATTCATTTTTAGATGTTGGTGTTGGTCTTGAACAAATGGGGAAACAATTAGAAGGGTCCGTTAATTATATTCGAAGTATTGGTGGTAACACCAAAGCGGTTATGAGTGATGTTGCTAAAAATATGGACCAAATGAATCGATACCAATTCCAAGGAGGAGTTGAAGGTATGGCAAAAATGGCGGCAAAGGCTTCAATGTTAAGAGTGGATATGAGTGCAACCTTAAATTTTGCGGATTCGTTATTTAGTCCTGATAAAGCAATTGAAGTTGCTTCTGCATTTCAAAGATTAGGTGTTGCTTCAGGGGATTTAGTGGACCCATTCCAATTAATGAATCAATCAATTAATGACCCTTCAGGGTTACAAGATAGTTTAGCTAAGGTTGCAAAACAATTTACCTACTTTGACGAAGAGACAAAAACGTTTAAAATTAATCCTCAAGGTGTTTTAACCTTGAGAGAGATGGAAGACCAAGCGGGAATTGCGAGAGGGACTTTAAGTAAAATGGGTCTTGCTGCCGCTGAGTTAGATGAAAGACTATCAGCAATTAATCAGGCAGGTCTTACAATTGGAAGTGAAGAGGACAAACAATATTTGGCAAATATTGCGACAATGCAAGATGGTAAGTACATGGTAAAATTAGAGGATGGTACCAAAAAAGAATTAGCGGAATTAACACAACCTGAATTTGATAAATTAATAGAACAACAAAAAACCGGACCTAAAACTCTTGAGGAGATTGCATTTGCACAATTAGATATTGATAAAGCCACTTTAGCGGCCGTTGGAGGTTTAAGAGAGGCATTTGTTCAAGGAATAACAAGTCCAAAACAAGTAACAAAAGGGATTGCGGGTGCTCAAAGAGCCGCTAAGACAGTTCTTGGTGAAACTTCAGACGCATTTAAAGCAAAAGATTTTAGAGATTTAAGTGAAGGGGTCTTAACAACATTAGGTAATGTTGCCAAAGATTTGAAAGAAGGTAATAAACCTCTTACAGATGTGTTTTCAAATGGGTTAAATGGTCTTGGAACAACTTTAGATGCATCTCAAAAAAGATTTACTGAGGTATTAAAAGAGGTTGGTGAAAATATTGCAGCAAAACTAACAAATCAAACAAGTGGAGAGGTTGCACTTAAAAATGTTACTAATAAAGTGGTTGAATCTTATGGAGGTAAAACATCTACTTCATCGGCACCAATAACATCTTCGGTTGGGAATAAAATGGAAATGTTACAGAATAATCAAAATACCGTAACAACTCAACAAACAACCAAAGGAACGGTTGATGTTGGTGGTAAAATAACTGTTGATATTCAAACACCAAGTGGTATGAGTACAGAACAAAGTAAACAATTTATTGATTCTGTATTTAATGACTCTAGGTTTAAGGACTATATTATTAGATTAACTACTCCGGATAACTTAAAAGAACCTGTTTCAAAAACTTACTAATAATCTATTTATAAAATAAAAATCATAGATGTCAAATAGTCCATTAGATTACATAAATTCGGATGGTTTCAGAAAGAAATTAATAACAAGAAATTTAGTACCTTACGCTAAATCTCCAAGCAGACCTTCTGTTCAAGTTCCGTATGAATATATTTCATCGGACTTATCTGTAATTGATAGTCCTGACCAACTTATTGATAACCCATCGTTAGCAAACCAATTATATCCTTTAAATAGATATGGTAATGAGGGAGGGTATCAACAAGTTCCTGACCCAAATGGTTTAACTAACACAATTTCAAATCAAGGTGAATACGGTCCGGGACAACAAGATGCACATATTGTTGACGAGGGTTATGATGCGGTAAGATTATGGAGACCATTAAATGCTTATGCAGATGGGTTAAATGTTTTTGACTCAGCAGAATCATTCTCAAGTTTAGAAACAGTTAGACCCGACCAAGATAGACAAAGTAATGGACAACCATATCCGGGACCAATTGTCCCATCATCATATTCTCCACTATCAATTTTATTATCAACAAACCCAACCGGTAGCAATGGTAATTTAAGTCAGGATTCATATATTGCTCGTTTAGGTGCTCAAACACTTAGAAATGAATTCCAAGAAAGAATTGCTGCTCGAATAAGATTAGAGACGATAGGACAAGCCAACATCTTAAATGTTAATAGTGGAACCGATTTATTAGGTATTATTTCAGGTCAAGTTCCTTTATTAGAACCAAATTGGCAAATTACAGTTCCTGCAAATCCATTAACTGCAGCTGCGGATTTTGCCTTAAGGTTAGGAGGAAGTATTTTACCTGTTTCTTTAATACCTGGTTCTTATTTTGACCCAACAATTAATCCGGGACAACCAACAACCATTCAACAAGTAACCAATGCGATTGCTGGTACAGGTGTTGGTAATTTCTTTAATCAGTTATTAGGTGGAACACAAACAGGGTCTCAAATATTTTACAACAACACAGGCGCGGGTCAAAGGTCTCGTTTATTTAAAAATATTGATTATAACAAATATAAACCAAATTTAGTTAGAGGTATATTTGATAGAGTTGCGGGTGCATTAACCGGAACTTTATCTGATAATAGTAATTACTATATTGGTTCTGTGTCTTCTGAACCATCTCGAGTGTTTTCTCCAGGTGGTGATTTACCTGTTGACCA